CCTATTGTTCCAGAAGAGTTTACTAATACGGCTCTTCCCGAAGTAATAGCTTGAGAATAAACAGTACTGTCAGTTGCTCTAAAAATAGTACTACCATTATATGTAGTGGCATACCAATAAGTTGCATTATTTAGACCCATTCCAAAATAAGTTCCAGCTAGAATACCAAGACCATCTACTCTTGCTACCGTATTTGCAAGACCAGTAATAGTTGATGCGTAACCATTAAGTAAGTTAGAATCTGAAGCAAGAGATGCAGTAGCAGAGTTGCCAGAACAAGAAGCTGCTGTAGTAGCATTGGTGGCATTAGTAGCATTGGTGGCATTGGTGGCAGTAGTGGCAGTTGCAGCATTTCCAGTACAAGAAGCAGAACTTCCTGTTGTGTTTTGGTTGCCAGTAGTATTAACTCCAGGCAAGTCTATGTTTGCTGTACCATTAAATGAAACACCACCAATGTTTCTTGCAGTTTGCAATGCCGTAGCAGTTGCAGCGTTACCGGTAGTAGAACCAGATGTAGTTGCAGTAGTAGCAGTAGTAGCGGTTGCAGCGTTACCAGTACAAGAACCCGATGAACCACTCACATTACCTGTTACGTTACCAGTTAGGTTACCTGTCACGTTGCCTGTAAGTGTTGCGGTAATTGTTCCAGCAGTAAAGTTTCCTGAAGCATCACGAGCAACAATTGCTGACGCAGTGTTTGCACTAGCAGCCGTAGTTGCCGAGTTAGACACTTTAAGAGGCGTGCTAATTGTAGCAAGTTTAGTATCAACGATTCCAGCAGCCGAGTTAATGTCTGCGTTAACAATAGAATCGTCTACAATCTTTGCCGAAGTAACAGAGCTGTTTGCAAGTTTAGCGGTTGTTATTGCACTGTCAGCAATTGCAGCAGTGCCGATAGCACCTGCTACATAATTATTTCCAGATGATAAACCATTTACATAGTCTTCAATGTCAGTCCAGTTTTGGTTATGTGCAGCTGCTGAAATAACTTCACCATTGTTAAACACATTAGGGGTTGTATTTGGATAAGCCATTAGTAACTTTTCTTTCTCTTTATTATATTAAGTTCCACGAATTTTTCTCCTCTTATATTTATAGGCAATTGAGTTAATTCCCCATTTTCTTCCTGGTGATAGAGTGCTGTCAGTTGCTGAGTTTGGTCCGTCAAATTCTAATTGAATAGCATAAGCTCTGCCCAATGGAGAGATGCCCTTGCGTTTGATACTAGCTCCAGCAGTATCTGTTCCATAAACGGCTGTTCCATATAAGCCAGTACCGTATACCCCTCCAGTAACAGTTGGGTTTAAATCAATAGTTCTAATTCCACCTTTAACTGTTGATTCGTTAAAGTCTTTATATATTTTTAACAAAACACTAGTTGGTGCATCAACTTCTTTCATAACAAAATATGGTCTTAAGAATGATTTTAGTTGTACATAACGACCATCATCAAACCACGCTGTAGTGTATGATGATTTAAATTCTCCTGTCAATGATGGAGTTGCGCCAACTAAATAATCATCACTTGTATATTCATAGTCATCTACAGAAAATACATATGGATAATCATCATCAGGATTAATCATTAAGAACCATGCAGTGTCGTTTGCATCTCTCCACTCAGTGCCTGACAATAAACCAAACCCAGGAATTTCTACGGGTGTTGCATCATCGGATAACGCTGGAGCTGATTGATACATTGTATATGCACCATTAGGTCCAATTGATGCATCAAAAATAAAGTTAACAGAAGAATAAGCAGGAGGTGAACCTATAAGTTCATCTTGATATGGCATTGATACCCATAGTCTATTGTTTATATAAGTTAATGTTATATCATCTAATACAGTTGTATTAATTTCATTATTAATTATTATTGGGCGGATTCTTTCAAAAATATCAGTAATACCATTGCGGTTATAAAAATATAAACCATTAGGAAAATCAAAGAAGTAAACACCACCATTACCATAAGTGGCTTGCTGAGGATAGTCAATGCCAAGATTAGTTGACATTTCTACAAGTTGGAAAGAGTCAGCATCATAACCCATTAATAGATAAATAGCTTTTTGTTTAAATATTAACAATTGACCATCAACGATTACAATGCCACGAATTCCTTCTCCTCCAGCGTTAATATCAATATAATCATCTTGATACCAATCTTCTGGCAAACTTTCATGTGACCAACGAAGACGATTAGGATAAGCTACACCATCTTCATAGGTATTAGCAACAAACATTTTGTTTGCGTGAGCTACACAAAGTTCTGCTCGTGGCATGTAGCCACCAGTTGGTTGAGCATAAGGCTGCCAAGTAGGACCAGATGCTAATAAAGAAGTTGCATAGGTATCACCAGTAGCCCACTTGTACATGTTGGTTGCACTTGAACCTAATGCAATATATAAAGTTAAATTCCACGTTGTAAAACTTGCACCATTTGTTGATATAACATTTAAGGGAGTAGAAGCACCACTGTCTAAAGTAGTAAAGTTTCCACCTGTTGATTTATAAACTCTACCATTATATGAGCCAGTTGTTTGATAACCCGTTGTTAAAATAATGTTTGGTGTTGCACCACGCAAATCATATAATCCTTTTGGATTCCATTGTCCAGAAAAAGATATTGGAGATGAATGTTTTGTTTGATATCCGGCACGGCTGAAAATACCACCACGTGGGTCAATGTCAACGTTAAGCATTCCCGGAGATTCATTTGGAGCTAACTGAAATTGGTCCGCACGAAAGTTAATGCCACCAGTAAAATCAGATGCTTGCAAAAAGTTAATTGCTACCATGGCCTACCAAAAGGATTAGGGCTACCAGGTATAACATTAAAAGCTGGGCCATAACCATAACCATAGGCGGTATTAGCAGCTCCATTAAGAAGTAGTCCACCGCTCATTATTAAAGGCTGGTTGCTATTTGGTGCAGATATGTTCTGCTGCGCAATTGCTACACCCTCTTGGAAGTGACGCTGATAAACAGCAGCCATTTCTGGGTCTTCTTGATACTGGAAAATGCGCATCATCACAAAGTTAATAAGCATCATGTGGAATTCTGTATCAAGGTCAACATATTCAGTTGAGTTTGCGCCTAAGTTATCTAACCAAGCTAAGCTTGGAACTCTATAGCCACGCATTGTAATAGCATAAACATCATTTGGTTTAGGCCATAGGTTAACTTGTCCAGCCCACAAAGACCAGTAAGCAGGAATGTCAGATTGGTCACTTGTTCCAACCCATATTGATTCTGCTTTAAATTGGTCAATGTAAATTAGTTCATTGCCACCATTTGTATTATTAACAAGATTAATAATTTGAGCAATACTTGCATAGGTTGCAGAAGCGGGAGTTGTTATTGCAGTTGAAGTTGTATTAGTTAAAGTAAAACCACTGCTATATCCACGTTGGTTGTTAACTGTATTAAAAGTGTAGATAGATTGAAACCAAGGCCAACGGTCATAAAGAGAAATTACTCTTTGGTAACCTTCTTTTATAAATTGTAAAACTAAAGTTTGATTAATATCAACTTCGTCACCAATGCCAATATCCAATTCTGATATGTCTTCAAGATACTGTATTAAATAATAAGTATTAATACCAGTGGTTAAGGCTGCAGCCATTATTTATTTCCAATCTATTCTGAAATTTCTTCAGGGCTTTCTTCAGGGCTTTCTCCAAGTTTATTGAGACGAGCAAGGTGCCCAATGCAATAATCAGTACCCTTTGCTTTTGGCGCTTTACACTGTATGTCTTTCAGGGTTATGGCCTGACAAAGTCCTTTAGCGTAAAAAACTCCACCATATTCAATCCCTGATGGTGGAGCAATTTCTACTTTTGAATTATGATAGGGCGCATAAGAGCTTGTTATAGAACGAGTTCCATCAACAGAACCATAAGGTTCCGTTCCAGCTAATCCTTGTCCTTGATTTTGAAATTCTTTATTCATAAAATCCTTCGTTGTTAAAATGTTTTAGAGAAATACCACCAGAGGATTAAACCCCTGGTGGCACTTCCTGTGGTAGCTTAAAATTAAGCTTCGTTGTCGCCAACAAATACACGTCTCCACTTTAAAGTTGAGAGTGTACCCTTTGCAGTGATTGTTGATGCATTCTCTGCTTTGCCACTTACGCCAATAAATCCATCTGCTGATGGCGTAATTACACCATAAACAAATGCTTGGTTCAAACCAGTACTACTTATTACAGAAGCTGTACCATTAGATGGAGTGTCAATTGCTACACAAGCCGTACGAACGACTGTGGTTGCATCTGTATTGTATTCTGAAATGAATGCAATTACTGTTGGGGTTGCTGATGCAGTAACTGAAAATGCTGCACCATCAGTTGCTGCTGCTGCTGAGTAAGCTACACGAGCTTCAAACTCATATGTCTCTCCAGCTTTTCCATACCAACCAAAGTCTCCAGAGTCAAGTGCTGCGTATGATGTACCAACTGTTACGTCGGCTTGAAGAACGTTTGTTCTTTCTACTATAAATTTGTTATTTGTTGCCATAGTTGTATTTCTCCTTGCCTTTCGGCAGATACCTAACTAATCTTTATTAATTAGAATTTGTTTTATTTTATATTATATAATCATTAGTAGAGGAAGAGTTATCCGAAGGATGACAACTTTTAAACTTCCCCTACTAACGAAACTATATCACGCGTCAGCTGTGATGTAACCCTGACGTGCACGGTTGCTGCAGGTCAACTGTCCATAAGCAAGTACCAATGCGTAACGAGCGTCAACGCCTGCTACAGTACCATTCATGAACTCTGAAGTTGAGAACCAGTAACCATTTAATCCGGTGAGCTTGAGGTACTTCGTATTGAGGAAGTACATTGGCGCATCGGTTGTGTCAACTGCAAGTTGAAGGTCAAACACGATTGGTGTCTGCTTGAACATCAAGTTCTGGAAACCAGCATTAGCCTTAGCTACGTCCTGGTAACGAACATTGTTTGTCAACAGTGACTCATACTTTTCAAACAAGCTGGTGTTCGTGACGATAAGGTCAGGAACATCGCTTCCTTTTGAAGCACGGTTGTAGACATCAGCCATGTTTGCAAGCGAAAGCGTTGCACCCATGTTTGTTGCCTGTGTTGGGTTCCACCAGGTGTTGCTGGTTGAGTTGATGTTACCGACTGAGTTGTTCTGGGTTCCAACAATGTTGCCCAAACCGTTAAAGTCGTTTCCGCCTGATGCTGAACCGAAGAGTTGTGCGTTAAGCGTGCTCTTCAATGACATTTCAGCCTGCATAATCTTAGCATTTAACAACTTGATGATTGCTTCTGTTCCACGGTTCTTAGCTTCTTCAATACCGCTGATTGCGATAGAAGCAGCCATCTGCTTCCAATCGTATTCTGCAGCTGAGATGCCGTCCTGTGGGGTAAGGTCAATCGTGTCATAGCCTGAGTAGGTTGCAACAGTATCGTTTACTGCGTACATCAATGGCTCGATTATTTGGGTACCGCCCTCTTCAACACGGACTCTGCCCTTTTCGTTGAGGTGGTTAAGAAGGACGAGGTCCTTGAATATGTTGTCAACCAATGTTGGCTGATAGTTTTGCAATGTCGTTGATAGAATTGCATTAAAGTCGGCATTTGGACTAGCCATTTTATTTTCTCCTTATAGAGGTTAATGTTAATTTAAGTTTAATTGGCGTTTTGCAGCCTCATAAGCTTCATATACTGATTTTGGTGCATCAGATTTAATAGGAGTTGTAGTCTTTGCCGAATTGCCACCAGAAACAATTGCTGCCTCACGTTTAGCTTGAGTTCTAGTTGATTCTTCAGCTAGCTTCTTTTTGCCAATTTGAGCTTGGGCATATACTTTATCAAAAGCAATTTGTTTAAAAACTGCTTCCAAGTCAGATGAGCCTTGTGCAAGTGCTTTAGCGACTACTTCTTCGGGGTCGAATTCGTCTCCATATTTTGTCTGTAAAGAATCGACAGTTCTCTGAAGGTCTTCCATTGCTTTTGCTTGCTCAAAAGAAGAAATTCTTTGTTCTAATTGTCGTAGATGCTGTTCTGCTGGGTCTAACCATTCGTCATCTTCTGACGGCTGGATAGCTCCATAATGCTCTTGCAACATCTGCAAGGTTCCAGCTGGGTCATCCTCTAGCGCTTGCTGAAGGGCTACCCCAAAATGGGCTTGCTTTCTTTGTTCGCTAAGTTCCTGTGTCTTGCGGGTATAATCCGCCTGACGCTGGTACCCAGCTATTGCCTCTGCTAATGGAACTATTACGTCTTCACCATCTACTTGCAGTTTTACTTTATTATCAGCAAACTGTGTATAGTCAAAAAGTTCTAATTCTTCTTCTACTGGGGCATCTGCTACCTCGAAAGATTCTTCTACTTGTCCGTCTATTGCGGGGTTTTCTAAATCAGTATCGTTAGCATTAATTTCAATGTCGTTTTCACTCATTGGATTCCTCTTCCTTCTTTAAGGTTGTTCCTATATACATAGATTTTTTATTACATAAATTGTTATTTTACTGTTGCTGCCCTTGCATCATAGCTTCTATTTGAGCTAGGATTTCAGGCGGAACATCTTCTAAGTTTAAATCTCCAGATTGTAAACCTTCAATAATTAAAGCTAATTCTTCTGGCACTTGACCCTGAGGCGCTTGCATTTCAGCTGGGACTGGAGGTGGAGCTTGTCCACCACCCTGTTGAGCTAAGAATTCTTCAACTTGAGCTAGAACCTCTGGAGGTAAATCTTGTGGAGTAAGTTCTCCAGATTGTAATCCCTGAATTATGTTTATAATTTCTTCAGGAGATATAGTTGGCGCTTGTCCTTGAACTGGTGCTTGAGGTGGAGGTCCACCCAATCCAGCTTGTGCTAGGACTTCAGGTGGTACAGGTGGAGGTTGTCCACCTTGTGCCATCATGTCAGGAGGCATAGGCGGTCCTCCAGGACCCATTGGCACTCCGCCTTGTGCTTCCATGCCTTGAGGAGGTGGTTGATTTAAAAATGCTTCTGGATTCTTTACACCAAAACCTGTACCAAGTACATACTCTGCTAGCTTAGGCAAGTTTACTAAACCAGCTTGAGCGAATGGTTGCATAGCTGAAACCATCTGAAGTGCCATGTCTCTACGGAATGCCTCATTGCGAGGAGCAGTAGAACCAGCTTCAACAGTAAAGTCAAACTCACCAGAGATATAATCTTTATCAAAGGTCAACCAGACTGGAGCATCTTCTGTTCCAACTATACGAACAGTTTGTTCTCCAGTTAAATATTGCTGTGCTAACATTATTAAATTACCTGCACATCTAGCTATAGCATTTTCTATGCTAACTAATTTTTCTGCAACTCTTGCATTGCCTGATTCAGCAATAATTGAGGCTTCACGTGCAGTACGAGTTGTCTCTGGAATAACGCCACGTTGGTATTCTGATACACCTGATACACGGTCAATGTCATTTGTAATTAAAGAAGACTGATTATAAAATTCTGGTGGGTTGATTAATGCCGGCATTGGCACAACAACATTATTAAGATTTTCATTTCCTTTAACTGGAACAATAACGTTATCATCATCAGACTGCAAAGCCAAACGACCAAAGTCATCAAAGGCTGATTCGTTGAATAACCACTTACGTGAGTAACGCTTTCTATGGTTCATCATCTGCGTACGAGTTTCGTTTAATTCCATCTGCAATGGTTCAATTGCTTCTAGCTCACCCATTGGATAAAAGAAGTTAGGAATATCATAATTACGAAGCATGAAGAACGGATGACCAAAAGCATAAGGTATTGGAGTTGGTTTAATTAAAAACTTTTCTCCACCTGTATCTGAGAATACACACATAGTCCCAGCATTAACATCATAGTATTCAAAAACATCACAGTAACTATCGTATGGATTATTATTTGAATAAGTTGAATATGTATTGTTATCAGCTGCTTGTCCAGCAATACCTGTTGTATTAGAGATAGAAGAAGGACTTACTTCTTTGCGAGCTGTATAATCATAACGTTGGTCATTCTGTACATCTTTTAATGGTCTGCGGATTCTTTGTGCAATCCAACGCATATCATTCATGCAAGTAGCACTTGGGTCAACAAACATGTCAAATGGGTCAATGCGCTCTAAGAAAGGACGGTCTTCACGAATGACCATTTCTGATTCAATTTCACCAGTCTTTTCAACATTGTCAATAGCTTCATCTGCAGTTTCGTTAATTTTATCAAGCTTAGATTCTTCAACAAAACGATAACCAGTCTTAACCCAACCATGACCAAGAATTAAATAATCTTTAACTGCACGTTGAAATTCTTCTTGGCACTCGTAATGCTGCCACCAGTAGTTGATAATAGCTTCAGTTACTACAGCCTTATCGCCATCTTCTGGACGACGTGCATTAACATTAATCTTTGGGCGACCAATTGAAACAGCAGGTGCCAAAGTATTAATAGTTGAAAAGCATATATTAACC